AGATGTCAGGACTAAACTTGGAGGGCTTCCTATTATTATCTCCAGTGGCTTCCGCAGCATTCCTGTTAATCGTGCCGTTGGGTCTAAAGACACGAGTTACCATACGGATGGTCTTGCAGCGGATCTTATATGCCCTGCTTATGGGAGTGTTGACGACACTTTTGTGGATCTCGCTGGATCTTCCATAGAATTTGATAAGTGCATCCTTGAGTTTAATAGTTGGATTCACATACAATTTCCTAAAGAAGGAGAGAAGCCTCGTAGGCAAACATTAGTTATAGATAGAGAAGGAGTTAGAGCTTATGCCCCTAAAGAAAGGTTCTAGTAAAAAGGTAATTTCTGAGAACATTAGAAGAGAGATGAAATCAGGAAGACCTCAAAAACAAGCAATAGCTATAGCATTATCTAAAGCAGGTAAATCTAAAAAAAGGAAAAAGTAATGGCAAGTAAGGGTTTATATTATAACATAAATAAACGTAAGAAAGCTGGTACAAGCCGTTCTAAAGCTAAGTCGACTATTAGTACTAAAGCTTGGAAGAACATGAAAAAGGGTTTTCCTAAGAAAGGATCTAAATAATGGCTAAGGATTCAAGATTATCTAGAGCTGGAGTATCAGGGTATAACAAACCTAAACGTACTCCTAGCCACCCTACTAAAAGCCATGTAGTGGTCGCAAAGTCTGGGGATCAAGTAAAAACTATACGCTTTGGTCAACAAGGTGTAAGTGGTGCAGGTAAGTCTCCTAAGACAGCTTCTGAAAAAGCTAGACGTAAGTCTTTTAAAGCAAGACATGCTAAAAATATTGCTAAAGGTAAGATGAGTGCAGCTTACTGGGCAGATAAGGTGAAATGGTAAATGATTAAAAAGTCTTTTGGTAAAGTATTAACATCAAGTCTTCAAGATGTATACGAAGTACCTACAACTAAACATACCCAATGGGTATTACTTTATATTAGTAATACTTCTGGATCTAATGGGAATGTAGATGTTAATTTTTATGATGCTTCTGAATCAGCTACATTACCTGTATTATCTGGATACACTATAACTGCTAAAGCCTTTTTTCAGATAGGTGAAAAAGTTAATTCATTTATTAGAATGGAAGCTGGAGATAAAGTAACAGCTTCTTCATCACAAACAATGACATTACTTATGTCTGTTATTGAAGAAGATAATATTGTCCAAGGAGGATAGTCCTTGTACTGGAGTATGTCGTATGGAAGGAACTCGATGTATTTCTTGTTTTAGAACCTATGATGATTTAGAACAATGGTTTTATATGTCTAAAGAAGCTAGATTAGAACGTATAAAACAACTAAGAATTGAAGCTAGAGCTAAGAAACCATTGACAGATAAATAAATTTATGATATAATGTTAATATAGACTAGGAATATAAAATGACATATTTAGAAGTAGTTAATAAAGTTTTAGTTAGGTTAAGAGAGAATGAAGTTTCTTCTCTTACTGAAACCTCTTATTCTAAATTAATAGCTGAATTAGTTAATGTAGTTAAAAGAGAAATAGAAAACTCTTGGAATTGGCATTGTTTAAGAGAAACTCTTACTGCTACCACTTCTGATGGTAACTTTAACTATGTGTTATATGGAGCAGGTACTACTTCACGTATATTAAATGTATACAATGATACAGATGATATAGCTATGTATCCTCGTTCAGGTGAATGGTTTGACCAAAACATGAGAATGGTAGATACTGTTCAAAAAGATTCACCTATGTATTATAATATTAATGGTGTGTCTTCAGCTGGTGATATGCAAATGGACTTTTACCCTGTTCCTGATGGTGTATATACTATTCGTATTAACATAGCTAAACAACAGGACTATTTAACTACAGCTTCAGAAAGAGTTTTAATTGATCCACATTTACTTATTGAAGGAGTGTTAGCAAGAGCTATATCAGAACGTGGTGAAGATGGTGGTATGCCAGATCAAGAACTACGTTATCGTAATATGTTAGCTGATTTAATTTCTATTGAAGCTGGACATAGACCTTTTGAAACTATTTGGTCAGCTACATAATGCCTACTGCACCTTTACAAACTACGAGCATATCAGCTCCTGGCTTTTTAGGTCTTAATACACAAGATTCAGGAGTTAATTTAGAAAGTGGATATGCTACAACAGCTAATAATTGTGTTATTGATAAGTTTGGTAGGCTTGGTGCAAGAAAAGGGTGGCAGTTAAAAACTACGTCTACTCCTATAGCTTCAGGTTCAACAGTAGATAGTATATTTGAATTTAAAGATGTTGATAGTACAGTAACAATTTTATCAGCAGCAAATAATAAATTATTAAAAGGTACTACAACTCAAACAGAAGTTTCTATTTATGAAGCAGATGAAACAACTGTAAAAACAAGAGCAGGTACAGGTAATAGATGGCAATGGGCATCATTACTTGAAGGTACAGGACCTACAGCAGAGTCTTATGCAGTAGCTACACAACGTGGTAATAACATGTTAGTGTATAGAAGACGTGGACATTCTGGCGACTATATCTTTCAAGAAGTTGTCGATTATGTAGACGGATCTATTCCAACAGGTGTAACTACTTTTGATCCTGATTGTTGTTTAAGTGCTTTTGGTAGAATATGGACAGCAGGTATTACTAGTAACCAATCTACTATTTATTTTAGTAAGATTAATGAACCTGCGAATTTTGCAGGTAGTGGTTCAGGTGTATTAGATATATCTACAGTCGTTGGTGGTAATGACCAGATTGTAGCTTTAGCACAACATAATAATTATTTAATTGTATTTTGTACACATCACATTGTAGTTTATGAAGGAGCTAATTCTCCAGCTACAATGCAATTAGCAGATGTTGTTAAAGGTATTGGTGCTATTGCTAGAGATTCTGTACAAGCTACTGGTACTGATTTAATCTTTCTATCTCGTAGTGGTGTTAGAAGTTTAAATAGAACCATACAAGAGAAGTCTTTACCAATGAGAGAGCTATCTCTTAATATTAAAGATGACTTATCTAGTTATTTAGCTGTAGAAACACTTAATAACATTAGAAGTGTTTATTATGAAAATGATGCTTTTTACTTAATAACATTTCCAGGTTCTCGTATTATGTTGTATTTTGATTTAAGGTCTGCTTTACCTAATGGTGCAGCTAGAGCTACTATTTGGAAATCTGATGATGGTAGTGTTTATAAAGCATTTTGTAATACAGAAGACAGAAAACTTTTATTAGGTGTACCTAATGGTATAGCAGAGTATTCAGGATATTTAGATAATACTGCTACTTATGACTTTGAATACTATACTGCTGCATCTGATATGCAACAACCTACTACAAATAAACTACTTAAACGTGCAGAACTTGTAGTTATAGGAAGTGGTGAACAAGATTTTACTTTTAAATGGGGATATGATTATAATCTTAACTTATCTTCACAAGTAATTAATAGAACATTTGGTGTTACCACACTATCTCGTTATAACATGACTTATAAATATAATGTAGATAAGTATAATACAGTTGGTCTTGGTGTTCAACCTATTAAGATTAACTTAGGTGGATCAGGTAAAGTAATACAATTTGGTGTAGAGTCAACAATTAATGATGAAGCACTAAGTGTTCAGAAAATAGATGTATATCTTAAAACAGGGAAGATAATATAATGACAGCTTATACTAAATCAACAAACTTTTTAGCAAAAGATTCTTTACCAGATACAGATGCTGGTAAGATTATTAAAGGTTCTGAGTTTGATACAGAATTTAATAACTTACAAACTGCTGTAAATAGTAAAGTTGACACAGTATCTGGTGCATTATCAGGTACTCCTACTGCTCCAACTGCAACAGCTGGTACTAACAATACACAAGTAGCTACTACAGCTTTTGTTACAACAGCAGTAACTAATGCTCATTCAACTCATGGCACTATTGTTACACAAGATTCTAATGCAGTTAATCTTACTGGTGGTAGTGCTACAGGTATGACAGCACTTACAGGTACAACAGTTACAGCTTCTACTACATTAGCCATAGGTGCAGGATGGACAGCAGTACAAGATGGCAGTAATAATTTAGTATTTAAGTATAGTGGTACAAGTGTAGCAAAGATTGACTCTAGTGGTAACTTAACAGTTATTGGTGATATAACCGCATTTGGAACTATTTAATGGCTACTCCTTCTGGAACAATTAGTTTTTCTCAAATACAATCTGAATTAGGTGGTGCTAATCCTATTAGTATTAGTGAGTATTATAAAGGAACTACTATTATTCCTACTAATGTAGGCGGAGCAGGTACTATACCTACATCAGGTACAATAGATGCTTCTGATCTACGTAGTAAACCTGTTACATTAAGTTATACGCAAGGAACAAGTCCTCTTGTAACAAGTAATGGTAATCCATCAAATAACCCAAGTTTAAATATATCTAGTTATTTAACAAGTAAAGAAAAACAAGCAGGACAAACATTTATTATTGTAACTTATCCTAATGCTGGTAGTTTTTGGGCGTATATGGCTGACTTTGTAAATACCTTTACTTATGGCACATCTCAAACATATACAAGTCCAAGTACAGGAAGTAAATCTACATTTAGACAAATTACTTATGATGGAGTAAATACTATTTCTTTTTATTGCTATTATTCAGGTGGTAGTACAAACTATAAAGAAAGTGGCTGTTATTTAAAAGAACTACGTTACGAGTAATGACACAGACAGATTACGCAAATATATTATATAAGATTTACGGCAGTCCAAAAGAGATAAAAAAAGAATTCATAAAAGAAGCACTAGATTGGGAGTACTTCCCAGTTTATAAAAATGACCATATTGCTGCTTTAATTATGACTAAGGGAAGTGAGATACATTGTGGATGCTTTCCTGAATATAAAGGTCGATGGTTTCCTTTAAAAAGAGTCCAACGAATGTTTAAAGATATATTACTCAAATATGGTAAGGTAACAACAACTACATTTGAAGATTCAAGAGAGTTTGTAGAACGATTAGGATTTAAAGAAGTTAATAAAATAAACAATGTTATTCATTATATTAAAACAGAGGTATAATCATGAGTTTTGTTAGTAAAGCGATAGGGAGTCTTACAGGGACAACACAAGCTGCAAAAGAGTATGCAAAAGCTCAGCAAAGAATTGCAGAGCAGTCTAAGTTTGCTCCTTATGCAGTTACAACAGGATTTGGATCAAGTCAATTTGGTGATGGTACAGCCACATATACACTTGCACCTGAATTAGCTAAATTCAGAGATATTTATTATCAGGCAGCAGGACAGGCTCTTCCATCTACAGCTGAATTACAAGCAGCACAAGATGTAGGAGCTTATGGTAGAGGATTATTCAGTCAAGCTACTGGCAGAGACTTATCTAAACTTACTTCAGATTACTATCAACAACAACTTAAATTACTACAACCAGAACGTACTGCTGAAGACATTCGTTTAAGAGAATCTTTGTATGGTACAGGTAGAGGTGGTTTAGGGGTCTCTATGGGAGGTGGATATGTAAATCCAGAGCAATATGCAGCTTCACTAGCTAGAGAACAAACTAATTTAGGTTTATTAATGACTGCTGAGGACAGAGCTAGACAGCAGCAAATGCAAGATATTCAAAATGCTTTGTCTTATCAAGAACTTGGTAGAGGTATGGAGGTTTCTCCTTATACTCAAGCAAGTAGTTTATTTGGTTTAGGGGCTGGTTTAGAGCAACTAGGTATGGGAACTATTAGTATGGGTCAATCTTTAGGCTCTGCCGCAGTCCCAGGACAACAATTAGCTGCAAGTGCTTTAGGATCAGCTGCTCAAAATCAATATTCTACAACAATGGGTAACATTGGTTTATTATCTAGTTTAGGTACTTCAGCCTTCCAAGGTTTAGGTGGTTGGGGAGGTTTAAAATCTTTTGGACAAGGTTTATTCTCTAGTCCAGCATCTGTACCATCAACTCCACAATATGGATCAACAGCTTTCTGGAGAGGATATTAATATGGCTAAAATAGTAGAAGGATTATTTGGGCTAACTCCTAGTCAAGTAGAACAAAAACAAGCTATGGAGCAAGAAAAAAGAGCTACAATGTTAGCTGGTTTAGCTCAGCCTGGATTTGGTCAATTATCTTATGGTATAAGTAACTTAGGATATGGTTTAGGAAGAGCTGCTGGACAATTGTTAGGTATTGAAGATCCTGAACTTACCAAAGCTAAAGATATGGAAGTTATTTTAAGTAATGTAACTGATTCTTTATCTTCATCAGAACTATCTAACCCAACTTTATTTTTTCCTAGAGTTATTGAAGAACTCTCACAGGCAGGTTACGCCAAAGAAGCTTCTGAAATTTCAAGAGTTGCGTCTGATGAAATCAGTAGTTGGAATAAACGTCAAGCTGAAATTAGAAAAATTAATAAAGAAGCTGAAGAAGCAGGTAAACCTAAGACT